CCGCCTTTAGACTTCTTCATAAGAGAGCCTCCTTTCGATTTCTTCATTAAAGAGCCGCCTTTGGATTTCTTCATTAATGATCCACCCTTAGACTTTTTCATAAGTGATCCGCCTTTGGATTTTTTCATCATACTACCGTACTTTGAATTTTTTTTGCCTGGCATCTTTTACTCCTTATTTTTTAGTAGATTTTTTAGCACTTTTTTTTGGTGCTGTTTTAGTCTTTTTGGCAGGAGCTTTCTTTTTAGGTTTCATATTGTAATAAATACGATCTTCCTTAACTGGCTCGTCTGGTCTTACTTTTGCATCCAATCTTGCTTGCAATTTTGGATCAACTGATGATTTTTTCTTTGGCATATTTATCTCCTAGCTTGTGGTTGTATATTTACGCCTATTAGACATAACCTTACCACAACCTCTAGCTATTTTACCATTTTTTTTAATTGCAGCTCTACCAGTTGAAAATTTTTGTCTTTCTTCAATAGCTTTTTCAATTGCTAAACCTCTAGTTTCTTCATAAGAATTTATTGTTCCGTCTTTGTTAAGATCTGCTTTTTTTGGATTTTTTAATTTAGACATAATCGAATATTACCTTAATCTATTACTCATAACAATTCCCTGCCCACGTATTGTGACACGTCCGCCTGATTTTAATTTATTTGATACCATAATTGGCTTACCTTTTCTGTTTGGATTTGGGTCTTTTTTTCTTTTACGTGCAACTAATTTAGCTCTAGCTTCCTTTGACATACTTTCAGCTTTTTTTCTTGGTAAACATTTTGGCTTACCCTCTGCTTCTTTTCTACCACCACAAGATCCTAGTATTGTACCGTCAGCCCCTATTCTCACCCATTCTTCATCTAGCCAGCTTTGTAATTGACCTTTACTCATCTTAACCTATCAGGCATTACAGCCCCCTGACCTCTTACTGGTCCTCCAAATCTTTTACCTTTTCTTTTACCGCCTTTTGATTTTTTTGCATAATTAGGATCTTTGCAATATTTAGATGCTGCTAAATTTGCGTAAGCGCTAGGATATACATCAAAAGTTCTTTTTGCCCAGGCTATACCTTCTGGACATATTTTTCCTTTGCTTTTTGGTTTTTTACTTTTAGTTTTTTTAGCCATAATTTAAACCGTCTAAATGATAGTTTAGCGTAAGCTCTTCGCCAATACTAATTTTTTTTGATGTTATTACGTTATATACTCTATAGTCGTCCCAGTCTAATTCTTCGCTTAAATAACAATTGGAGTCCTCTGAATGATTTAAAAAACCGCCTATGGATGTTCTTATATACCCCTGAATGATCGGAACTTTTATGTGTGACATACCTATATCAAAATCTTTACTTATATCTTGTATTGCAAACAACCCAAATCCTTCTATAGGACTTTTTTGTACCTCTATACAGTCTGGTAGGGGTTTATAGTAAAATTTATTGTATACAGGATACATTATTTAATTCTTCCAAACTTTTTACGTATTGAGTCTTTGCCACGTCTAAATATTTCAGCTTGCTTTGGCTTACCTCCATATTTAGATCTTTGCTCACCTACTGTTAATATTTGTATTAATCTTGCAAAAGGTTTTTTTGTTCTTTTTACTTTAGCAACGGTATCTCTAGCGTCTTGAATAGTTGCATATTTAATCGATACGGTATCTTTAGGATTTTCATCTGTATAAAGTCTTCTGTCGCTACCTTTTGGTTTCTTACCTGTTCCAACTTTAGGATCACGTTTTTTTGCCATTTAACAATCCCAATCTCGTCTAGCCCAGTAGTTAGCACTACATCTGTCAGTTGTACCACTCATACCTTTACTTCTAGCACAATACGATTTTTTACGTTTGGGATTATTTTTATGCATACCTAGCTTGGCATCACCAAAAGTAATGCGTTTTACTCTTGATTTTTCACTACTACAACCTTTAACAAAAACTACTTTTCTTTTTTTACCATAACCAGGCTCTCCTTTACGAAGAGCCCTTGGTTTATTAAGAGTTACGGTTTTGCCTTTGTACTCTGCCATTCATTAATAATTCTTATTCAAAACAAGTATGATTGAATAAGCATCACCACTTGAGTGGCCAACGGTAGTGAAGTCAATATCACCAGTTACACCTGATCCTGCGTTGTTTGGTATACCGCTAAATCTATCGTCATAATATTCATCACCTGTGCTATCTGCTGGTAATGGAATAGCTAAAACGTTAGTAGTGGCGTCAAACTCTATATCTACACCCATACCCCTGGTAGCCCAATAAATACGAGCTATAGATACGCTTGTGCAAGATACGCCTAAATCATTAGGCTGTAGTGCAGAAACATCAACTTTTTTCACAGAAGATTCTCCTGTACCGTCAGATTCATTAGTAAACTTAAGAATCGCCACTCTATCAGTATCCTGTATAGTTTGCGAAGTTACTGTATCTGCCATTAGTTACTCCTATCTTTCTACTGCTGCTACAACGTAGTCAATAGTCATAGTTTGTGCCGAAGCTTCACCATTTTGAATACCAAATGATACGGTTAATTCCTCATCATCTGGTAAGTTAGTGATTGCAACGCCTACTGGAGCAGCGTTATTTATTGAATAAAATACTTTTGAAGCATCTGGATCAATAAACCAAGTTGTTGTGATAAAAGTATCATCTGCCATAGTTGCTACATCTTCTGTAGTGGTAGCAGTATTGTCTTTCTCAACTAAGAAATCTAAACCTGCGTCACCGTCTGCAGAAATGAAGAAAACACCATCAGTAGTATCAAGAGGTGTTGTGTCTGTAATACCCAAACCCATAACAAAATCAGATTGGTCTACGTCATTTACTTTAAATCTAGCAGAAAAATATGCTTTCTTACTTGTGCTTAATTTAAACCCTTCGCCTTTTAATTGTAAAAAGTCTAAGTCGTTATCTCCCGCTGCATTTGTGAGCAATAAAGCTCCTCCTGCTTCAGAAGTAACAGCTTCAGTAGCACTACCAGTACCAGCCTCAGTAGTAGTTATAGTCCAATCACCAGAGTTATATGTAAAAAAATCATTATGATACATATAAAATGTTTGATCTGATGGATATGGTGCAAACATAGGCTGGTTTTTCTTGTGCTCCGTAGCAACAGTATTACCTGCCCATAATATTAAGTTTTGAAAATGTGGATTAGCCATTATGAACTCCTTTACTTGTATTAATGGAAATCTTTACGATCCTCATTAAGCTAATTAATTTAAAACTACTTAAAGTTTACACCTCATAACCAAATGAAGCAACAAAAAAAGGGAGCCGAAGCTCCCTTAAAAATTGTAGTTGAGTGAGAAACGCTACAATAAATCGTTCCTTAAGCTCCTTGAGAACCGAATACGGCTCTAAAGTTTGAATATCCGAAGCTATAACGCTCTCTAGCCTTATATCTCATGTTGCCTGTATCGAAATCACCCTCTAATGATGTTTGCATAGGAGATCTTTCAAAATACTTAAATCCATCAGGACAGTCTGTTTTCAAGAAGAAAGCATCTGTATCTGTTAGATAGTTATTAACAACATAACCGTCAGGTATCATACCAGTATTGTTTATAGCATTTACATCGTTGTCAGATGTTCCTACTCTGCCTGGGCTTTGTAGTAATCTGTCAGCAACAAACACTAATTGTGGTGGAACTATGAGCTTCATACCTCTAAGAGCTATATTAAGACCTCTATCATCTGTAAATGTAGAAATACTAATTAAAGCATCTTCGAGTGAAGTTTCATTTAGGTCCGCCATAGTGGTAGCCCTGTTGGCTAGTGAACCACCTCCGCCTAGTGGATGATCTGTTGCAATTAATACTTTGCCATCACCACCAACTGTTGAGAACGCGTTGTTCAAAATAGCTGCTGCTTTGATTTGCTTAGTATTAGCCATAGATCTAGCTAGTGCTTTGGTATATCTTGCTCCGAGTCTATCATAAAGATTATCTTCAATTGCTTCTTCAGTAAGTGCAAAAGCAAGAGCCACTGTTTCATGTGTGTAACGAGATGTATAACCTTCGTTAGCTGTATCAAATCTGACACCACTACCTTCTGATTTTACTTCTGCATTACCGAATCCCACGATAAGTGTTTCTTCCTCAAATGCTCTATCTGAAGACTCAGTTTCAAAAATTTCTTCATGCTGAGCTTCGTATCTGGCATATTCCATACCGAACAAAGCATTTAGACCTGGCTCTAATTCTTTCGCTAATTGCGCTCTATTTATTGCCATTATTTATACTCCTGTTGGGTCGATATAGAA